ATTGTCAGACCACTCTGAACTGGGTTCAAAGTAGCATAAAAAGGCTGTCCTTGCCCTATAAAAGTATTAAAACTACCATCTAAATTGAAATATGCCTGAACTGGCAGGATATTTTGGTCAGATGTTAGGGCAGGAGCACTCATAATTAATATGCAGTGCAAGTCATGACAATGACATCACCAGCAGACATATTTGTTGCAAGTCCAGTTGTAATTCCATAACCAGTCATTGTGACTGATGTGGTGCTACTAGCTGTTTGTTGCAAAAATATACTTGAACCACTGGTAACATCATTAGCTATACACATCCAACCATTTGGAGCTGGAGGTAATGTAAGTGTTCCAGATGCCGCGCCTCCTGAACCCACAGTCACAGCAAAACAATTTGGACTAACACCCTTAATTGTGGGTGAAGTACCAAATCCACTTGCTATAACTGGCTGAGTAGAGAAAGTAGTAACAGGAACAGTGTTAGTTGTATTTGTAAAAGCTACTTGGTTTGTCATGATTGATCTGCCACAGGCATTACATATAAAGTATTTGCTGTTCCAACTGCACTCAAGTTAAATCCATTAGCAGGCACTGCAATCACAGTAGGCTGAGACATGGAAATACCAAGCACAAATGATGTGCTAGTGTTTCCTGCTGTAGGCAATACTGCTGGAGTTGGAGTGATGCTTGTAGGATTTAAAGGAGCAATTGAAATAGCAATAGGTGTAGAGCCAGTATTCAAAAATGCACAGTAGTTAATTTGGTCATTGCCAACTGGGACAATGCTTAAAGAACTACTTGCAGTTGTTGTTACTGCCACAGCATAGGTTTGACCTATGGGTCTGTATACACTGGTATTTGCCATGATTAGACTGCATTAACAGGTATGGGGCCGTCACTCCTGAGCACCTCAACCAAATATGAACCTGATGCTGGAGTTGCTGAAGAACCAGATGTGTTCACAAATTGAATTGTCAAAGTGTTTGTAGCAGAAACATAGTCATTTGCAATTGCAATTCCTGCTGTTTGAGCACCACCATTGTATGAAACATTGGTAACATCAGTTGTCAAAAGACCAGGTACTGTGAAACTTTGTGATGCTGAAGTACCAGTTACTGCTGATGGAGTGAGTGTGGGATTTGCTAAGAAATATGCATTTACATTTCCACGCAATATTGTGGTTGAGGGCATGATTTTTCCTTTAAGATTATTAAATTGTACTGTTTAAAAAAGAAAAAGCTACCCCTTTTGGGAGTAGCCCTTTCAATTTATTTAGCTTTTTTAGCTAAAGTCATAACCATAAACATATATATCTCCTGTGCCAGTTGCTCCAGAGGCAACTGTTACATTGACATATAAAGTTTGGTTAGCATAAGCCAAGCTAGTTGAGCTAGAGTCAACATAAGCTGTGCCTAAAACTGCTGTTGACAATGCAGAAATTTGTGCAGTTGTCAAAGCACCAAACAAGCTAGATGGTGATCCAGCATTTGTGGTTGTGATGCCAAGAGCTGTTGTTGTTGACAATGAAACTACAGAGCCTGCATTGTTTACATTGGTAACAATCATTTCTTTTGGCAAATAAGCAGTTGAGTTAACAACTGGTACTGGTGTGAAAGCCACAGCATTTAGGTTAACACCCTTGGCAACAGCAATCAGGCGCAGAGCCTGGTTTGTTGTGACATTACTTGGGTGTGCTGAGACTGTGGTTGCTGGTCCGGGATTACTCATTTTGTATTTCCTTTATGGTGTTAATGATTAAGCCGCGATTCTGCAAGCAAGTTCTTGGTAGAGCGGTGCCCAACCATACAACACATCCAGCCTTGTGGGAATTGAATCGTTGTTAATTGTGTACTGCCTCACGACACGCATGGAAAGTCCAACTTCTTTGTCAGATGCTCTGCCTGCAAAATGGACTCCCTCTGGCAACTCCAAATCCGCTACCGCCAAGGTAAATGCATTCCTATGGAAAAGCATGTTCTGTGGTGATAATGTTCCAGTGTTGTTGAAAGGTGTAACCACTGCTGTAGTAGAAGTAGAACCAATGATGATTGAGTTCTGGAACTGACCACCAATGATAACTGCTGGAGCAACTGTGATGTTTGTAGCACCAGTTCCAACTGTTGTTGTGGACTGAACTACAAAGTTACGCAACTTGCCAGAGCCATAAGCCTGTCTGTTTTGTGGGTTAGTTGCATATACACCAGCAATTTGGATCACATCACCAGCATTTAATGTGCTTGAAGATGATGCTTTGATCTGAATTGTGGAGTATTGTGACCAACCAGTTGAGAGATAACCAACTTGAGCTGTAGTGTCAGCAGACAATGTGTTACCACTGTAGCTACCAAAGGTTTGGCTTACGACGTTTTGATCCAATTTCCAATTCGTGCCCGCGCTGTCCCTGCCCATCAGCCCCTTGCGATACTGCTCTGCAATAGCCTCTTGAGGCATAAATAGACCCTTCAAGCTATCAACAATAGTTGCTGATGTGAAAGGTTCAACAATACATGCTCTACGTCCATCCCTAGGTGCACCCTCAGCATCCAAGTAAGCACCAGCAGTTAGATAGGTGATTAAGCCTGTTGGAGGAGTACCAGCAGTTCCAACAATGTTAGCTGTTTGAAGAGCCGCCATTGTTAAACCATCCCTGTCTATCTTGTTAGCCACTGCGGCCACTGCAGGCTTCAGGACGCGGTCACTGAACATATCCAAAGATAGTGCAAGGTCTTGCGTGGTGAACTGTGTATCCACATGGAACTGCGTTGAGAGAGTCACTGGGACTGAAGTTTCGTTGAAGTCTTCTACGTTCAAAGCCGGCCCGGTTGTCCCGATGAACCTACCCGGTCTGCGGACATTGACTGTGTTACCAATCTTGCCCCCGACCACAGCAAACTGGTCATCATAGTTACGATCAACTTCACTTGAAAATGTGAGTTCGTTCTCCAAAACCATCAACGCTTCATTGGTGATTTTGGATATAGTTAGCAAATTATTTGCCATTTGAAATACCCCTTTTAAAAATTAAAAATTGTTTACCTAATCTTTCCTGCTTTCCTGAGTTCTTTCCATTGCTGAGGTGTACCATTAAAATTCCCATTTGAATCTATTGGCACTTCAACATTAGAACCCCCTCTAATAGGATTAATTGGTGCTGGTGCATTGCTCTTTCTCACAGCAGGCTTTTGTGCTTCAGCAGGCTTGTCAAATCTAGCCTCCAACTTCCCAATCTCTCTCAAGGCACTAATCAAAGACATGCCACTGATTTTTTCAGCTACCTCTGGGTTTTCTGCAAGGTGATACAGGATTTTAGGTCCGACCTCACTCTCCAAAATTGCATCCCTAACCTGATCTGATACAACCACATCTGATGATGCAATCATATCCTCATAGTCTGGTAACTCTTGCTTGGCTTGCTCTAGCTTAGAGTTCCAAGATGTCATCATCTTTTCTCTTTCAGCTTGAGTTTGCTTTTGCTTTTCAGCTACATCTCTATCTTTTAATGCCTTTTCAGTTGAAAACTTTGCTAATGCTTTTGCATACTCAAATGCATCAGTAAAGTCACTAGGCTGTGGCTCTTTATCAGGATTTTCTGCCACTTTGGGCTTAGATGCCTGTTCAAGTTCCCTAATCCTGTTTTCTAAAGTCTCTCTTTGTTCCCTTTCCTTTTGAGCCTCAGCTCTGGCAAGTTCCCTTTCTTTGATGACTTTATCAAACCTTTTTTCAAGTTTGGGCTTTCTAGCACTTTCCTCTGCTGGTTTGGTTTCCTCTTGTGCCTCTGGTAAACTCTGCTCCTCTTTTGTCTCTGTCAGCTCAGGTTGCTCTACCTCTTTGGAGGGAGTCTCTGCAGGGTCAGGACTAGGGGAATCAGCTAAACCAAGTTTGTTAGCATAAAAATCACCTGAATTTTCTGAAGTAATTACATTACTTGCTTGTCTATCACTCATGAGTTTCCTCAAGTATTTTGCCTGGTTAACCTAGCCAGTAAGGTTTGTGGGCAATATAACCCAAAATCATAAGGCTGTCAATTATTGTTGCTGATTAGGCATAATAGATTGTTCAGCCATTGTCATTGCTGTGTATTGCTCCTGATTTCTCATTTGGATTTCTCTTTCCAATCTGGCAGTATCCATGTGATGCAATAACATATCAGCAATTGCCTCAATTTCTACTCTGTTTTGGCTAGTTATAGCTCTGGTATTGGCATCATGAACCCTAGCCTGTAGCACTGATTCTGTGTTATGAGCCTTGGCTGTCTGCCTCATTAGCTCTCTCTTAGTTTCCTCAGTCTGCTTGACTTGCTCAATGTCTTGTCTTTGTTGCATAGCCAGTTGCATAGCTTGCAATTGCTGTGTGAGTTGCTGGACTTGAGCCTGACCTTGCTTAATCATTAGTTGAGCCTGTGGAGGAATATCAGAGTGCTCATCAATCTGGCTCAGTGGGTTCAGAGCCGCCAATCTATCAGCAATAGTCTCAGCCCCAGGGAAGTCCATATTCCTAAACACCAAGTCTCCAGCCACATTAAATAGCTCAGGTTTGGCTAGTAAAGGCATCATTGCATCCACAGCCTCTTGTCTCTTGCTGTTGTACCCTGGGCCGGTCTCCATCACCACATCATACTGCCCTACAGTTACATCATTAAGCACTCTGCCCACAGCACTTTGCTCATTTATGGTTAAAAGGTCTGGCTTTCCATCATCCCCAATAATTCTCATAACTCTTTCAGTGTCATAAATCTTGGGAATTAGGTCTAAAAGTATCTTGCCAACATGGGCAATTGACTTGGTTAGATTGTCATAGAGGTCAAAATTGGTCAAATCCACTTGCATTTGCTGACCATTTAAAGCCTTGCCAGACATATTGCCTTGAAGTTGCTGTGATGGGTCATAGATGCCAATTATGGTTGCCATGTCCTGATTAATCTCTTGGGCCGCTGTCAATATCCCAGTAGGAGGAGGCTCTGGTTGCATCCTTTGTGGAGGAGGAGCTGGGTTGCCATCAATATCAGTCTGCTTATATCTCAAAGTAGCCATTGACTTAATGTTGGCACTTGCCCAGTCCAACTCATGACCCTCATCTTGCCCCTCAGCCATCACCCATTTTGCCTTTGGAGCTAATGCAACAGACTCAGTCATGGATGTGACCCAGAAGTTGTACATCCTCTGCGCATCCTTGGCGTGTCTGACCATGCCAAATTTCTTTCTCTTATCTCCAATCACTACATGCCTGCCATAGACTGGGACAATTGGGATGTAGTACCCCGGCCAGTCCTTCTCCTCCAGTACCTCAATTGCTGTTAGCTTTTTCCACTTGATTGTCTTTTTGACACTAGGTCTTTCATCCACTATTTCTAGACCAGCTTTGCCAATTCTTTCAAAAAAGTCTTTAGTATCAGCAAACCTTGCAGAGCCATCACTTAATAAATATAGTTTGGCTTTCTCTCTAA